AGTGTTTATAGTTTTCCAAGTGTTGGATATTCAACTTTAACATATACTAATCCCAGTCTTGTTGCAAAAAATTATAAAGTTTGGGTATCATATGATACAGTAACACTACCTTCTGCTGTTAACAGCTCTAATATTTCTAACTGGGTTGATGGTGCAATTATTAAAACTGTAGGTTTTATTGATACTATAATGTATCAAAATTTATCAAGACCACTTTTATCTGGTTCATTGTTAGATGGTGCAAATGCAAATGATATAGTTAATAGGTCATCAATTGCTCCTGATCAAGTTTTAACAACTGCAGGAAATACAGTTGAATTTAGATTTTTATCAGGGCAGTTAACTTTTAACTCTTCATTTTTCTACTATATCACATTAAACCCTGGAGAAACAGTAAGTTTAAAATTTAAAACTAAAGATATTACCTCACCTGGTTGGTTATTACAAGCTCAGATGATGGTAGAAGAAAGATAAAGTTGCAGTTTGTTGGTTTCTGTAACAACTGGTAAAACCCCTGCACTCGCGGGGGTTTTGCTTTTATACTTATATTTGTTAAAGTCATTTATTTTTAGTATATTAATTATTATAGTATGAAGGAGTTTAAAAGCCCAGATGTAAAAGCCCCAAGATATAGACCAGAGGTTTTTACAATTATGGATAAAGAGTTCTTTGAGAATTTTAAAAAAAAGCATCCTAAGTATAAAAACTTAGATAATAAAGATTTAAGAAAAATTATTAAATATTTTAATAAGTCTTTTTATCAGACAGTTATAGATACAAGAGATGGAGCTCAACTGCCTGAGCAGTTGGGTTGGATTTTTATTGGTACATGTCAATCTCCTAAAAAACAAAACGTAGACTTTGTTAAGTCAAAAAAATATGGAGTAACTGTTACTAATAAAAACTGGGAAACAGATGGTAAGCTTGCTAAAATATTTTTTACAAGTTATGCATTAAAACACAAAATGAAGAATAGAGAATTTTGGAGTTTTGTTGCTTGCAGAGATTTTAAAAGATCTGTATCTAAATCATATCCAGAAAACTGGAATATGTATTTAGTTGTAGAGCCTACAATTAGAATTAAACTAAATAATTCTATTAACTATTTGGTTAATAGAACTAAGCAACAGGATAAAGAAAAATTAAAATATTATAATGAATTTGAACTATGACAACCATAGGAGAAGCAGTATCAAGAGTTAGAAATACTCTAAAGGCAGTAAAAGAAGATCCATTTTTAACTGATAGAGTTATCTATAGCTCATTAATTAAATATGGTCAAACACTCTTAAAGAGAGAAGATAATCAATTTAAGTTGATGAAGATTAGTTCTATCTTTCAAGTACTTCCATATCTTGAGCTTATTGATGTAGATAAAGTAGAAGCAGGATGTTATGGTGTGTATTCTGGGTGTTATTTTAAAAGAACAAAAGAAAAACTACCAACTATACTTGAAGGAACATTTGGTCCAATTATACGTACAGTATCTTCAATAGATGGTACAATAGAAATGTTTAGAACAGATCCTGGTACTTGGGTTTCTATGACTAAAACAACAACATTTAAATATAACACAAGAAAATATTTCTGGTACCTAGATGGTTATCTTTACTCTCCAAATATAGATTGGGAAGCACTTAGAATGGAAGCTATATTTCAAGGAGTAACAGATCCTTGTGATGAGAAAGAACAATGTGAAATAGCTCAAAATAAACTATTAACAATTCCAGAATATTTGTTTTCTGAAGTTGAGCAATTTGTAATTAAAGAACTATCAATGTCACTATCTGTTCCTTCAGATGGTCCAGATGATGGTCAAAATACTCTTAGATAATGGACTTTAACTACACACTTAAGTATAGAACATTTGATCAATTGTTAGAAGATGTAACAGTTGACTTAAATACATTTGCTCTTGAAAACATGATAGAGCCACAGCAATTAATTAAGCTGGTTAAAAAAATTAATTATGATCTTGGTTTAAGAATTAATCAACAAAAAGAAGTTATACTTGATGTTTGTCATGGTAGAGTAAAATTGCCAGATGATTTTTATACATTTAATTTTGCATTTGTTTGTGGTAATTATACACAGCATATTGGATATGATTCATATGCTGCAGGTACTACTATAATGGAAGTACCATATCAAGAAACTCCTGCAACTGTAGATGTATGTGCTCCTGCAACTGTTAACTGTAGAACATGTAATTCTAATCCATGTAATAAAACTGCAGCTTGTGATCTTAATTTTCCCATAGTAGATCCAATACCTACAGAGTATGATCCTAATAATCCTTATGGAGATACATGTATAGCTCCAAGGGTATTCATGAACTGTAAAGGAGATAAATGGGAACTTGTTCAAATAATGAATAGCTCTGGTGCAACAAGAGTTTATACAGATCTATTACCATTAAGAATGAAAGCCAGTCAAGAAATAGAATGTGACTGTCCTAATCTTTATTATAATACTCCAAACCAAGGATGGATAAAAGGAGGATTTTTATTTACAACTTTTCAAACAGGAAAAGTATATTTAAATTATCAAGGTCAGATGGAAGATGATCAAGGTAATTTAATGGTGCCAGATCATGATCTTATAAATGAGTATTATGAGTATGCATTAAAAGCAAGGATCTTTGAAAACTTATTTTTAAATGGAGAAGATGTTTCACAAAGAATTTCTTTAATTGAACAAAGACTTAGAACAGCAAGAAATAATGCATTAAGTGTTGTAAATACACCTAACTTCAAAGAGTTAGAACAAATGTGGTGGACAAACAGAAAAGCTATGTATGGTAAATACTATTATATGTTTGAAAGCTATTCTCCCAATGCAGCATATTATAGAAATAGAACTGGAAATAGAATAATATAATGGCTAAAGGTATTCAAAATACGGTACAAAGTATAACAAATAGTTTTTCAAAAGGTCTTAATAAAGATACTGACCCTTCATTTGTACAATCTGGATTATGGGTTCATGCAAGAAACATGGTAAATAATACAGATGAAGGTAGCTTAGGAACATTGTCTAATGAAGATTCTAATTATCTCTGCGGCACAAGTGGAGAAACAATGATAGGTGATAAAAAAATAATAGGCTTAGTACATCTTTATTCAGATAAATGGATTGTTTTTACTGTTGCTTATGTAAACTATAAATCTACTAATTCTGAAATAGGTTTATATGAAGAAGACTATTGTAGATATAGACCTATTGTATCATCTCCTTGTTTAAACTTTGAAGAAACTAGTCTTATAACTGGAGCTTCAAAACAAAATGCAGATTGTTCATGGGAAGTATATTGGGCTGATGGATTAAATGTTGATAGATACATGAACATTGGTGATCCTAAAACTTGGCCAGATCCTAATTATGTTTGGGGTGGTTCTGATTCAACAACTGCAGGATTTAATTATAATTACTATTTAGATGCAAATGGTGTAAAGTATCTTTGGCCTATTACAGCATGGGAACAAAAACCTTCATTAGGACCATGTATTATCTATAATGATACTAATCAACTTGACTGTGATAAAATAAGATTAGCATCACTTGTAAAAACACCTTGTGTAGAATTATCTATTGCTCCAGGAACAGGAACTCTTGAAAATGGAACTTACTTTGCTGTAATTGCTTATACAATTAATACACAAAAAGTAACTAACTATTTTTCACCAAGTAACCTTCAACCTGTATATTCACAAAATGATTTATCTCATGGATCATTACTTTTAAAACTAGATTTAGATACTGAAAATTTTAGCCAATTTGAATTAGTAATAGTAAGATCAATAAATGAAAATGTGCAAGCAAAGCAAGTAGGATATTATTCTACATCATTAACAACAATACAATTAGATGACATTGCACAAACTCTTGTTACAGTTCCTCTTTCATATTTAAATATTTTAAATCCAGTATATGAAAAGTCAGATCAAATTGCAAATATTGGACAGTATCTACTTAGAATTGCACCAACATCAAAATTTGATTTTAACTATCAACCACTAGCTAACTTAATTAGTACTAAATGGGTATCAGTTGAATATCCTGAAGATTATTATATTACTGGCGGATCTAAAGTAGGATATCTTAGAGATGAGGTATATGCTTTCTTCATTAGATGGGTATACAATACTGGAGATAAATCTGCATCTTATCATATTCCTGGAAGAGCAAAAGAGATTTATCCAACTCCTAACCCAGACAATGTACCTGCTAATACTTTAGATACTGATACTTACTTTGATAAAAATAGTTTTGTTGATAATAAAAGATTATTTGAAACTGTAAATACAGCTTGGCAAACAGATACATTTGCTCCAAACTATCCAATACTTCCTGATGGTGGTGTTGTTTTAGCTAAAGGTATAATGGGTTATTGGGAATCAACAGAAAAATATCCTAATCAACCTGATGTATGGAACTCAAGTGCACATTGCTGGACAGACTCAACAGATGTTAGATATGATCTTTGTGGAGAACCAATAAGACATCATAAATTTCCTGATAATGGTTTAACTCCTGAAACATATCACTTTAGAGTAGAGAATGCTAATGCATCTGATGGTAAAAAGTTTATTAGAATAATGGGTGTAGAGTTTGACAACATTATTTATCCAAAAGATAATGATGGGAATGATATACCTGGTATTGTAGGTTATGAAATATTAAGAGGATCAAGAGAAGGTAATTTAAGCATAGTTGCTAAAGGTATGATTAATAACTTTAGAACTTATCCAATACAAGGAAAATCAAAAGGTAATAGAACTGGATTATATGCAAACTATCCTTTTAACTGTTCAATACCATTGAATAACAGTGCAAACATTGGAGATCATGATTATTACTATAATGATCCTTTTATAAAAACAGTTGACATAGATTCAACAACAGGACAAGAAACTTTTATAAATCAAAGTATACCATACAACTTACTAACATTTACATCTCCAGATACAAGCTTTAGGAATCCATTTATTAATCAAACTGAATTAAAAGTATATGGAAGTTTGCAAGGTAATTCTGTACATTCATTTGTAATTCCTAATAAGCATCCTGAAAATAAATTAATGTCAAATGACGCTGTTACTGCAGCAGTATTTGTTGGTTTAGGTAATGCTCTTTTAAATCTTCTTGGTAAAGAACAAATAAGTACTCCAGCTGTTGCTGACTTTCAAGTTCCATATCAGAAATATGATAACTGGACATGGACTCCTGCTGCTGGTGGTAACTATCCTGCAATACCACCATCTCCACCCCCACCTGCTCCACAACTTGATCAACCAAATCTTGCTCCAAATGCTGTAACTGCAGCTAATACATGTTATAATAATTATATATCAGATTTAAATAATTATAATACTCTTGGTGGACAATTAGGTGCAGCCTTTGTGGGTGGTGTAGCAAACCCAAGTTTGCAAGATATATTTGATAAAGCTGCAGCCTGTTATCAACAGGCTGGACTCTATACTCCACAAACATTAATAACTGAAAATAATACGTCAACTGTACTTAATGGAATTCCTGGGGTAATTGGAACATACTTAGTTCAAATCCCTTATTATTTTACTGAAGGTTTTAATGCTACTCTAAGAATAATTCAGGCACTTCTTCCATTTAGACAATATGCATTACAATCCCTTGCTCATGGTTTTTATGCTAGATTTGTTACACCAAACAATAACTTTTTAAAAAGATATAAAATTGAAAATGGTTTTTACTTAACAGATAGAAATCAAGAAGTTCCAGATTTTTTAAATGGTGCTGGTGTTTTTCAAAGATATACAATAAACAATTTAAATAGAACTAAGACAGTTTTTTTAAGAACTTCTGCTCCAAATTCTATATTTACTTTACCTTCATTAGCACCAACAATGGGACCAGAGTTAGTTGGTACATATATTGGTTCAGTTCAACAAATTGGTTTTCAAGAAGATAACTCATTAATTAATCTTGGTAAAGCAGAAGATGCTGGTTTAGGATTATCATTTGATAATGAAACTAGATTTAATCAATTTCTTGGAAATATTGCTAGTCATTATGTAGGATTAAAATATAATGTTCAAAATCAATATGGGCAAATAGAAAGTATTAAACAAGTTGTTTCTACAACTTGTGAATATAGATTTAATCCTAATAGTATTATTGATCCATTATTAAATCCGGATGGAGATGTATATGAAGTTGTGACAGGTGCAACATGTCCAAATGGTCAAGTTATACAAAAACAATTAAGACCAACAAGTATAATTTTTGGTGGTGATACTTATATTAATAGGTTTACAGAAAAGAATACAATGCTTTTCTTTTACAATTGGTTATATAATTTACCAGATGGAACTATATGGAATTATGCATTGTACAATAACATTCCAACTGCAAGATATTGGATGAATACTGCACCATATTCAAAAGATGAAAATCCTTTTTCAAGCTTATCACTTGCACAAATAATAAATGGATTTTCTAATGTTTTAACTTCTGGTAATTTTGGAACTGGTATATTACCTAAAGGATATTATAATTTAGATAATAAAAATTATTTTAGACCTACAGATGCTGAAGGAATTTATGAAGGATTTTTTGGTATAAATAATGCATTCTTTTATTTAGCAAATTCAGGAGTAAGAGATTTCTTTGTAGAAAGTAATGTTCTTGTTGACTTTAGATCACAAGGGACATTCCAAGCACAACAACCATATATACCATACCAATATACAGATCTAAGAGAGTTATTTGATATGGATCCTGAAATAATTACTAAAGGGAACTTTTATAATTATGATTACTCATTAAGTGTTACTAAATTTTTTACACAGTATTTATCTGCAGGAACTGTACAAGGATTAAATTATGATCCTAATGTTGCAAGTCTTTGTTATACTTATTATCCAAATAGGTCTTTATATTCACTTTATCAAGATGATCAATCCTTTGATAATAACTGGCTAATTTATCTACCTCTAAACTTTGTACAGTTTAAAGATAAAATTACTACAGTAAAAGGTGTGGGCATGACTGGTATGATATTTACATTTCCAACAAGAGGCCCATTGTTCTATCAAGGTATAGATCAATTAGAAACACTCTCAGGAAAAAAAGTAACTATAGGTGATGGTGGATTATTTTCAACACCACCTCAGTCATCAACAAATGCTGATAGACCATTTGAGTATGGCTCATCACAGAATATAAGATCAGTTCTTTATTCACCTGCAGGTTTATACTATGCATCTATGAATCAAGGAAAAGTATTTGCATATGGTGAAGGTCTAAAAGAAATTTCTCAGAATGGTTTAAAATGGTGGATGAATTTATTTTTACCTTATAAACTAACAGAAGATTTTCCAGATTTTCCACATACTGATAATCCTGTAGTAGGAATTGGTGTACAGACAATGTATGACAATAAAGATTCAATATTATATATTAGTAAAAAAGACTATAAATTAAAAAATAATATTGGTAAGGTTGTATATGATAAAGGTAAAAATAGATTTAACTATTCTGGGGCATTATATAAATTAGGAGATCCTCTTTTATTTGAAGATGCATCATGGACTGTAAGCTATGATCCAAAGGCTGAAATATTTATAAGCTTTCATGATTGGCATCCAGATTTAGCATTCTCTGCAAATACAAGAATATTTACAACTAAGGATAATACAATATGGAAACATAATGATTCTTGTTCAGATTTTTGTAATTTTTATGGAAAGCAATATCCTTTTGAAATTGAATACCCAATAATTACCGGTCAGTCTCCAACAGTTGTTAAATCAATTGAATATATTTTAGAGGCTTATAAATATTCTAACTTTAATTGTGTTGATCAGTTTCATGTGCTTGACGCAAACTTTAATCAAGCTGTAGTATATAACACAGAGCAAGTATCTGGATATTTAAATTTAAATATTTTTCCTAAAAATAACATTACTCTATCTTTACAATATCCAAAATTAAATCAAGCTAACTTATCTTCATTTGATGTATTGTTTTCAAAAGAAGAAAACAAATATAGATTTAATCAATTCTGGGATATTACAAAAGATAGGGGTGAATTTCCAATAGGTTCTAATTATCCTCCAACAGGTCCATTAGTTCCGGGAACTACTGTACTTCAAGGAAATTATTCTGATCAATTTATTTGGAATACACAATCTAATGGTTATATTAAAAACTTGAATCAAAATAATTTAAATTATGCTAAACCTCAATTACAGAGAAAAAAGTTTAGACATTATTTAAATTACTTATTTCTTTCTAAACTTGCTACACAAGATGAAAGAAGTATAAATTATATTTTGAAAATAGTAAATAGTAAGAATCAAGCATCATTAAGATAATGAAAAAATCATTTAAGAAATATGAAAAAGCTGGTTTACCCGGTGGTCCAAATGAGTTAAAAAGATTTACTCAGGGATTTATTATTTCACAAAGAGGACAATGGGATTATCCAGGTCTTCCTACTGCAGTGCCTACACCTACTGGAAAGATAACCATGAAAGGAGTAGAAGATGATTTATTGGGTATAGATAATTTAGGTAATGCACAATACATGACTCCAGGTAATGAGTATCAGTTTGAAGGAGACATGGTGTATGAAATACCACAAGCTAAGAAAGGTGGTAGTAAAAAGTATCCTAAAAAATATTCCAGAAGCTTAATGGCTAGGAATATATTATTTACAAAAAACCCGTTATTTAAAAAATCAAAATCTGTAAAGAATAAAATCTTTGATCCTAATTCTCCATATTTTCAAGATGGTGGTATTACTAAACTGTCACCAGAAGAAGAAATAGAATTTCAAAAATTTTATGCTACACTTCCTGAAAATCTTCAAACAGATGATGCTACATATGATATAAGGGGTTATTGGGATTCTGAGGGAAGACCAGAAAAATTTAATTATGATCAACCCAAAGAGAGTGATGGTTATTATCATGCATATAGTATTAATCAAAATACAGGAGAATATTTAAAATCACCTGCACATGAAACATTTCAGCATGCTGTAGATGAAGATAGAAAAATTGGTTATAGACCAATTCCAAATGTTTATGGTAGAAATATAGCAACTGAAAATTCATCAATTGCAGATTCTGATGCACAAAGTTTTTTAAGAAATATGATTGGAGCACCTAGTTATATTGAACTTGAACTTGATGATAATCAAATAGAAGAATACAGAAAAGGTGGATATATAATAGAAGACATCTCTGTACCTTCATTAACTAGAATGGATAATGGAGGTAATCCAATAAAACAACTTCAAGAAAAAGAAAAAGCTGCTGAACTTTCAAGATTAATTGCTAGTGGTGCTGCTGCATATGGTGCTAATGATGGAGCAAACTATAAATCTGGTGGTTTAATTGAAAAAAAATCTTCATTGCTTAAAGCAGATGATGGAATAGAGATTTCAGATAATTCTCTTTTTAATGATAAGCTGCAAGAAATAGCAGATGAGTTAGGTGTTACTGTAGATGATTTAGTTGGTATAATGCAACATGAATCAAGATTAAACCCTTCAGCAGTTAATCCTTATACTGGTGCTGTAGGATTGATTCAGTTTATGCCAAACACAGCTAAAGGTTTAGGAACTAGTATAGATGCATTAAAACAAATGTCTGCCATTGATCAGTTAGACTATGTAAAAAAGTTTTATAAACCAATAGCAGGTAAAGCAAAAGACATAGGGGATTTATACATGTATACTTTTTTACCAGCTGCTGTTGGTAAACCAGATGACTTTGTAATAGGTGTTAAAGATAGTGACTCAAAAGTTTTTGGAATTAATCAGGATGCTCTTTATAAACAAAATGCAGTTTTTGATTCAGAAAAAAAAGGTTACTATACTGTAGGAGATGTAAAAAAAAGAATATCAAATTTTACTGGTAAATCTTTAACTGCTCCAAACAGAAAAAAGACTATAAAAAGAATCCCTGGAAAAGTTGAAGATACAGTAAAAGTTATAAAAAGAAAACACTATGTTGATTCTGATAAAAAAGAAGAAACAATACCAGTAGATCCTAGAATAGAACAACTTGCTGCATTTAGTAAAATTATGGCTCCAACGTCTGAAAATATTTTTCAGTTGTACAATCAAGGAATGTCATCACAAATGAAATATGGTGGCTTAACTAAAATGGATAAAGGTGGTGGTATTCAAGGTATAGAAGGTCTCAAAGAAGATTTTGCAGATAGATTATCTCAATTTATTAATGATGCAAAATCTCAAGGGATTAATTTAAAAATAGGTTCTGGATATAGATCATATGAAAAACAAAAACAATTGTGGGAAGATGCCCTTAAAAAATATGGTTCTGCTGAAGTAGCAAGAAAATGGGTTGCTCCTCCTGGAAGTTCATACCATAATAAAGGATTAGCTGTTGATCTACATGATGAAAATAGTAGAGCATTAGGTAAAGAAGAAAATCAAGAAGCAACAGCATGGGCACATGCTAATGCTAAAAAGTATGGTTTACATTTTAGAATGGGTAATGAGCCCTGGCATATAGAGCCAATAGAATTTACAGGTGAGGATCATGAACATACAGATGAAAATGATATTACTGGTGATATACTAATACCAGATTTACAAACAGAATCTAAAGTAGAATATGATGATGACTATAGTGATTGGTCCCCTAATAAAAAAGAAGTTGTAACATCAGATCCAAGACTTCAACAATTAGAAGCATTCTCTAAAATAATATCTCCAAGTAGTCAAAATATAAATATGATGTTTCAAGATGCAATTAAAGGTAATATGAAGAAGGGTGGTTTTATTTTAGAAGTAGATGATAGAGATATTCAAAAATATTTAGATGGTGGGTATATTGTAGAAGAAATAGATTAAACTTATAAGATTTATAGGATAAATTTATTTTTAGTATATTTATTAATATATAGTGTACTATGGCAAAGAAAAAAGTAAGAATTTATAAATCTCCAACAGGTGAGGGTGGATATATAAATAAAACTGCAAAGTTTATTCAAAAAGCACAAATGGGTATGCAGTCAGGTATGACTCCAGTAACTGCAGGTATAATGCAACAAATGCAAGGTGCTTCTCAAAATAAATCTTCACAAGGATCTTCAGAAGATTTTCAAAACCAAATTGTTCAAGTTGTAGTAACTTTAGCTCAACAAGGAAATGATGAAAATACAATTACTGACTATATACTAACAAATGCTTATGGTATAAAGCCAAACTCAAGAGAGTATAAAGAAGCTCAGCCTCAAATATTAGAGTTTGTAACTAACATTACATCTAAAATATCTGAATCAAACGAACAACCACAAGAAGAAGTTGTAGAGGAAGAAATAATGATGCCACAAACTTCTGAGACTTCAATGCCAGAAGAAACTGAGCAAGGTATATCAGAAGAAGATTTAATGAATCAAATTTTATATTCTGATGAAGAAGATGATGACTACTCATATAATCAAGAAGAAGATGAGTCAGAAGAAATGAGATATGGTGGAATACCAAATAAAAGAAACTATGTAAAAAAAATATTTAATCAGTTAAAAAAAGCACAAGAAGGAGATGAAGTTACTGAAGCTAATACAGCAACAGTAAAAGGAACTGAGACTAATCCTACTGAAAATGCTGGAATTAAAAATGAGTTTATTGCTGGCGTTAAAGATCAATCAAGAAATCATTTTCTTAAAAAACAAGCAGAACAAATATACAATCAAAGATTTGGTGGAAGAAGAACAAGAAGAGCTAATAGACAAATTTTTGGAACTCCTTATACACCTGCAAATGTAACTTCAGCAAATTATAATTTTGGTCCTTTAGGTGGTCTAAGGTCTGCAGACATTCAGTTTAATCCATTTGTATCTGCAAGTAATATATTTGGAGGAAGTTATGGAAACTTTGGTGGTGGCTTTACAAAAAAAATAGTTACTCCAGGTAGATTAGTTGTTGAAGAAATTAGTAGCAATGTAAACAATCAATCTATAAAAGAAGTAGCTAATGCAACTCAATCTAGTGCTGCAAGTAATTCTGTAAAGAAATCTACTCCAAAAAGTAATACTGAAGAATTTATATATTCACCAGACTTAAAAGAACATCAAGATGCATGGCAAAGAGCTTTAGATTTATTTCCAGAAAAGGAAGAACTACAAACTCGTGATGGTATAAATCCTAATCCTCAAAAAAATGAATATGACTATGAGGATGCATCTAAAGTACCTCAAGAAGATATAGATAAAGAAAATAAAAAAAGACAAGAAGAAGAACAAAAAAGAATGCCAAAAGATATTCATTTACATGTTCCAGGAGGAAGATACACTATATCAAAAGATTTAATAGAAAGGGCTCAAAGCAGCAACATAAATGAAAGTAACGCTGCAAAAGAAAAGATTAGAGAAATTTATAAGGCAGCATTAAAGGACAAAAGAAGTACTCAATCTGTAAAGGATGTAATTTTTAAATCTCGGAAAGAGAATGCAGAAAAATATTTAAAAGGTAATCAAAAATTAGCTTTACAATATGGAGGATTAATTATGAATCCTCAAATGAATGAATATGGAAATCTTCAAAAATTTATTTATGGTGGTGGAGATTATATAGATCAAGCTGACTTAGATTATACAGATTCTAAAGATGTAACAGATGCATATTTTATGCATGGAGGGTTACACAAAGCTGTTGAAGGTGAAGAATTTAATATTGGTTCAGATAAATTTAAAGTAACAGGTAATATTCAAAGTAATCCTACTAATCAATATCAAAGCCCTGCTTTTCAAAGATATAATCCAAATTTATCGGAGAGAGGAAATAGAGCTGCCTTTGATTATTTAAAATCATCTGGAACTTTAGATCAGAATGCTAAATATGATAATTCAAAAATTTATGCAACAGGTCAATACCAAGGAGGATTTAGACCAGGAGATTTTTTTACTGCTGATCTAAATACTAAAACTTTTAATCCAGCTGGTATGGGACAACCTGTATGGGGTTATCCACAATATGGTCAAAGAGGTTACTTTGGTGGAAGAGGAAGATACCAACCATATTTTAATATGTACTCACCTTTTACAAGAGGACCAAGAACATTTAGTCCTGTTGGAAATCCTGCAGAATATGCCGCAACAGCAGCTGCTATAACTAAATCAGGATTACTACCTACTGGAGTAAAATTCTCTAAAGAAAGAAAACAAGATGGTAATTGGTTTGAAAGAAATCTTGGTTTTAATAAAGATCGCATTTGGACTTTAAACTATGGATCACCAGAACAAATAGCTACAGGATTAACAGGTACTAGTGGAGCATCATCTAATGTTTCTCAACAAACTGGAGCTACTGAACAACGTAGAGGAAATAAATATAAGGGTATGGGTCTGGCAGGTTTAAGACTTAATGCTAATGATCTAATACAAAGAATAAAATATGGAAAACAAGAACAATTTCCAGAAGATAATTTTTATCCAACAGGAACTACTCAAATAGAAAATCCAAATCCAGTTGGTGCATCTAAAAGTGCAAATCAACCAATGTCTAATGAAGAGATGTTAAAATCTCAAGGAAGAATGTGGGATGAGCAACAACAAAAATGGGTTTTTGCAAAACCAAGTTCTACTCTGTTTCCAGAATCAAATCCTATACAAACTAATACTGGAACAGCAAGTCCTATTTCTACAGGAAGTGGATTACCAGATTTACAATCTAGAAGTCTCCCTGAAAGATTAATTAATCAAAAAACAGAAACATCTCTTGATGGTATGGCTGAATCTTCCGGAATGGCTGGTAAAACAGATGCTGAGATTAAAAGTGCATATCTTAAAGGAAAGTCTACTCCAACTGTAGTTGGTAAAGATAACACAACAATTGTTAATGCTGCAGGTGAAGCTATAGATCCAAATGACCCAATGTATTCAGATGATTCAGAATTAGAGCAAGAAACTCCTGAAGCTCAAGAAGAACAAATTATTGAACAATCACCAGTTAACTCACAAACATCTGTTCCACAAGAAGGTCCTGTTAATGAAAAAACTTTTGAAAGTCCTGTTACTAATGCTAACATGCAACCAGAACAAAATTACTTTCAACAACCAAACTCTGATTTACAAAGATTTACAGATAGTCAATTTACTTCAGGTTCTGGTATTCCAAATTATGGTTCATTTAATCAAGGAGATGTTTTCATGCAACAACCAGGCAGCAATCCTGTAGCTGATGAAGACTTTTATAATTCAAGCTTCTCTTCTAATCCATATGATAGAAGCATGATGCCATTTAATCCAGATTATGAACAACCTACAGAATATAAATTTGGTGTAGATCCATTAACTGGTAGTTCTTCAAGTGACATAGCAATTAATAATCCAAATTCTATTTTAAATACAATGGAAGGAAGAGATTGGTTTGCTCAACAAACACCTGAAGTTCAAAAACAAATTATTAAAAATCAAACAGGAACAGGAACAGGAACGGGAGTAAGAGCAAGAAGAAATCAACAACCAATAAATAACTTTGGACCAAGATATAATCCTGCTTCAGAAAGATTTGATCCTATATCTGCATACTGGTCTCGTGATATATATAATTTAAAGAATAGATTTAATCCAAAAATTGATTATTCAAAAAGTTATTCAGAAACTGAGGCAAGAAAACTTTATGATGACGCTTTAAATAGTCTTTATAATGATAGAAATAAACAAATAAAAAAAGCTTTAGGTAAAGATGCTCGAAAAAGTCTTTGGAACATGACTAGTGAAGAACAAAGAATTTATAACAATATAATGTCTACATATGCAGAAAAAGCAAAACAAATAGAAAAGAAAAATATTTTTAATGCTAGCCGTGCTAATGGTGGTCTTGTAAGAGCTGATAATGGAATAAATTTTTCTTCAGTATCATATGCTGGGAATCCTGTAGTTGGTCTACAAGAAAGTCCAACTTGGGCAGCTGTAGAATATTTTAATAATTTAAATCAAAATATTAAAAATCCAGATGCTGATAAATTTAAAAATTATACAATAGAACCAGAAGGAAAAGATTTATCTAATTGCACAGAAGAACAAAAGAAAGATCCAACTAGTAAATGTTATGATCCTAAAACAGCAGAACTTAAGATAAAAGAAAATAAATCTGGTACCATTAACTATGATAATATTTCAAGAGCTATGGTAGATGGTATGAATTTATTAGCAGATACTAAAGATTACTATGATGAAAGAAGAACTAAGTATATTCCAGGAATGACAGAGTTTTCAAGAGGTGAAAGACAAAAAGCTTATGAAGGATATAATCCTGGAGGATATGATCCTAGAACAGGTAGAGATGTATATCAACAAGGTTTTGAAGGTGTAATAGGTAAAAAAGGTGGGGCAATTAAAAATAAAAAATCTAAACCTACAAGTGGAGGAAATAGAATAAATATTACAGATTTTCAAGATTTAATTAAACTTGCTGGATTAAATAAAAAATAAAATGAATAAAAAACTAAACAAGCTTCCAAGAGCAAGAACTGGTTATCAAGTTCAAGGTTCTTTAATTAATGATGTTCCAGCTTTTGGTGGTGCAGATTATAATGCTTATATAGGTAAACCTGGATTAAAATCTAGAAACACAATGGGTGCTGTACCTAGAGATGAAGCTAATATAGAAGCAGAAGGTGGAGAAACATTAGTAGGAGATCTAGATGGTTCTACATTCCCGTCATTCTTTAATATTAAAGGACCAAGACACTCAGCAGGTGGAGTTCCTATGAACTTGCCAGATGATACATTTATCTTCAGTGACACAGCTTCTATGAAAATAACTGATCCTAAGATATTAAAGATGTTTGGTAAAGATCCAAAAAAAGGTGGATTTACTCCTGCTGAACTTTCCAAATCATATGAAATAAATAAATATAGAAAAATACTGCAAGATCCAGATTCTAATAAAATGGAAAAAAAGACTGCAGAGATGATGATTAAAAACTATGTGATGAAGCTTGGAGCATTAGCTATTGCTCAAGAATCTAAAAAAGGTTTTCCGCAAGGTATTCCAGTTATTGCTAAACCATACATGGAAGCTAATGGTATTACAGAAGAAGATTTAATGCCAGAGTTAGCTCAACAAAGACAAGAGCAAGAACAAATGATGCAGCAACAGCAATCTATGTCTGAAGAGCCAATGATGGAACAAGATCAACAAATGCCTCCTCAAGAGATGAATGATCAAATGATGTCAGAAGAAGAATATCCAATGGAAGAAATGGATATGGAAGAAGACTATGAAGAAATGCCTGAAGCTAGAAGAGGTAGAGAACAAAGAAGAGCAGATAGAAAAGAAAGAAGAAATAGATATAAAGGAATGGGTCTTTCTGGTTTAAGACTTGCAGCTAATGATTTAATGCAGAGAATAATGCATGGTAGGCCAGAAGAATATAGTAATGAAATTTATGGAAATCAAAATACATTACCTATAGTAGATCCAACTGTAAGAACTACTATACCTCCAGTAAATGTATCTCCAGAGCAAACATCTTATGTAGATAGAAATATTATTTTAGATCCTGAAAATGAAATGTTTGGTACACAATATGATTTTACTAAACTACAAGATCCTGAAAACTGGAAATCTGGACAGTACTATTTTAAAGATCCTAAAACTAATCAATACTATATGGCTCAAGGAGAATATGGTGATATTGGATCCTATCTTCCTAATTGGCAAAAGGTTACTTTACCAGAAGAACAAATAGCTCGTTTAAAAGTTCCTGTAAAAACAATGAAGGCAGTTTTAAAACCAGGTGCAAAAGATGAATTAGAAAATTATACTGCAGAAGAAGAAGTAAGTCAATGGTATGATCCTAAAGATTGGTTACAGTATAAGTATGATCAAGAAAGAGAAGGATTTGATAGTCAAGGAGAAACATACTTTCAACAAATGTACCCTGAAGAATATGCAAGACTTAAAAGACAATTTGGAGGTAATAGCCAATATGCACAATATGGTATAACATTAGGTGGAGGAAATCCAAATAATTATTTAGGTAGAACTAAAAAACTGCAAGGGAGTGGTCCATTTATGGCTAAACAAGGTATTATTATGGGTGGTATGCATATGCCTTTAATAATGTCAAATGGTGGAAGCACATACAATTTAAATAAATTCCAAGGTGGTGGACAAATTACTGAAGCAGATTTAACTAAACAAGACTTAGAGGTAATTGCTAAAAAATGGAATAATAATAAACAAGCTTATATTAATTTCATTAATACTAAGAATGCAATAGAAGGAAATGAAGATTTTAAAAATGACTTGTTTAAACAATATCAACAAGATATTGAAAATAAAGAAAACTATACTAAAAGTCAAAGAGAAAAACTATATAGTGGTTATGCACCAGAATTAAGAAAACTTGATAAACAAGGAGTAGTTAATCAATTACTAGCACAAGAAGAAAGAAATGCAAGGCTAGAAGCTTTTGGTTTAGATGCTTCTAAAACAGAACAAAATGTATCAGGAAGTACTGGTACTAATGCTGCAGCAAATAAATTAATAAAGGAAAATCCAGATGGACTTGGTGACTTAGATTTTTCTAGTGGTTTTAAAGGACAAGCTGCATACATTGCCTATAGGAATTTATTAGGAACTGAAAAGTATAAACCATATGGTGATTTTCAAGTAGGTAAAGATGATGAAGAAATTGCAGGAAAAAGAGGACAAGTATCTGGTATTGATCAATTTAATACAAATACTACTTTAGGGCAAAGAGTTAAGTTTGTACCACCAACTAAAGTGAGTAAATGTTTTTGTCCTGATCCTATAACAGGTGAGGAAAAAGAAACACCACTAAAAGATGGTAAGTGTGAATGTGAACAAACAGTAGATGTGCCCGGACAAGAATATCCTGCTGGAACTTACTGGCCTGAATGGACAACTCAAGATAAACTTAATCTTTCAAGAGCAAGATCTTTAAGAACAGGTATTGAGTATCCAACAGCAATGACATTCCAAAGACCTGAAGTAGAACTAGCAAAACAAGAATGGTTAGCTCCTGTTCAAGCTACACAAGCTGCAGCAGCAAAAAATATTGATGCTATTTCTAGAATTGGTGCACCATCACAGTATAAACAAGCTATTATGGGTTCATTGCAAGGAGATGTTTCAGAAGCAATTCAAAGACCAATTACAGAAACTCAAGCAAGAAATGTGGGTATTGAGAATCAAGAAAGATCTATGAACTATCAAGGTGATTTATCAGAAGGACAAAATAGACAAAATGTTCTAAATCAATATATGGATAAAGTAGGTTCTGCTGAAAATTTCTATAGAGGTGAATTAAATGCTAAAGATGCACTTACTACTCAAATGATGAATCAGGGTATTAAAAATGCTGCTGATATATATAATATTCAATCTGAACAGTATGCAATTGATCCAGTTACTGGAGTACAAGTATTTAAACAAGGAAAACCAATTAGTCCTGAACAACCTACTGATGACATGATAGCTTTTGCTCAAAAGCTTGAAGGTTCACATTTACCTGAAGATATGCAAGAATTAATCTTTAAAACACAGTATGGTAGGTATGGAGGTAGGGTTATGCAGATTGGAGGAATGGTTTATGGAGATACTGTTTACCCCTTTTACTACTATGAATAAACTTTATATGTTTATTAAACTTACAAAATTTTAATATATTTATACTATATAATATAAAACTATGGCAACGTTTGCAGCAGCCACATTTATACCTCAGATTCAACCTTATCAACCTGATCTTAATCTGTACTCTAACATTATACAGAATAAGCAAACACAATATGATAGTAATTGGAAATCATTAAATAAAATATATGGTCAGTATTTTTATGCTGATTTAACTAGAGATGATAATATAAAGAAAAAAGATTATTTATTAGATCAAATTAATTTTAATCTTAAAAGAGTTGCTGGATTAGATCTTTCTCTACAGCAAAATGTATCACAAGCCACACAAATATTTAAACCTTTTTATGAAGATAAAGGCTTAATGAAAGATATGGCTTGGACCAAAAATTATAATATGCAAGTTGGGACTGCTCAAGCTTTGCAAGGTTCTGCAGATGAAAAAAGAAGAGGAGAATTTTGGGATGCTGGTTTAAGATTTTTACAATATAAGAGAGATGAGTTTAGGGAAGCTTCTGCAGATAAAGCTTTGGCATTTGAAAATATAGCTTATACTCCTTATGTAAATGTTCAAAACAAAGCTTTAGAACTAGCTAAATCTTTTGGAGATATACAATCTGTAGATTGGTCTGATGATGGTAGATATATTGTTACTAAGACAAATGGTGAACAACTAGAAGAACCATTACAACATTTATTTGAAGCTAATCTAGGAAGTAATGCACAGATACAGTCTGTATATCAAACTCAAGCATATGTAAATAGAAAAGATTATGCTTATTCTAATGCTGCTCAATTTAATGGAGATAAGAATGCAGCAGAGATGAAATATCTTGAAGAAAACTTTAATGTACTTAAAGAGCAATCAAGAATTAGATATAAAAATATAGAAGCTGCAAATTCTACATATGATGCTAGAATTAAAGATCTTCAAAAACAAATTGCTGATGGAACAGCTGGACCAGACGCAGAAAATTTACTAAATGCATATTTACAAAATAAAGATATTAATACTAAAGTATTAGAAAGAGCAAAAAAGGATTTTGAAACTATATCAAATGGTGAATCTAGTACAGCAACAACTACTACTGGTTTTAAAAATCCATATGGAGATCTTGAATCTTTAAGATATAAAGTTGATAATGGTGTGGCATCAATGTTAATGCAAAAAGATTTTGATGAAGCAGCACATTCACTTTCTAAAAGAGGAGCTAAAACAGATGTAAAAGCTGATCCTTTTGCAGTTCTTGATCAACAACAACAATATAGATTAGAGATAGAACAAATTCGAGCTGAAAAAGCAGCAGAAGAAGCAAGGAAAAAAAGACTAATAGAAGCTGGCACACACTATGAAGATGAAAATGGAAATTTAGTTGAAGATCAAAGTCAGAATATTATTTCTTCAGGTATTGAAGATAAGGGTAATGTGACTGATGAACAAAATGTAAAAGTTCTTAGTCAACAAATTCAAGATTTAACAAGAAGTGAGTACTTAGATCCTGCAGTTACATCTTATATACAAATAATTGATAAAGCTTTAGGTAAAGGTAAGTTAAGTGAACAACAAGCAAATAGCTTTTTTGGTGGCACTAAATATACATATAAACAATTTAAAGATAATTATAATAGACTAAAGAATAATCCTGGAGGTTTTAGAGATCATTTTGCACTTTATGAAAAAGGTGAATGGGAAAATATTAATAAAAAAATAGGAAAGTGGGTTGAGCAAAATAGAGAGTTAGATATGTTTACTTTAAATGGTCAAAAAACTCAATTATATGAAGATTATGTAAACAGCTCTACTAAAATAACTGACTATGTGCTTTATCAAAAAGCTGATATAGAATATAATAGAGAAGTTGCAGATATAGTTGCAAAAGTCTTAAAAGATAGAGGTTTTGCAAATGGACATTTATTATATGATAAGAATGGAATAAAAAGGAGTAAAGAGGAATATTATGCATTATTAGATAAAGAAGGAATACTTACATCAACTGAAGCAAGAATTTATAATAATAGAAGAAGAAATAATAATATAGAAGGGCAAGATGTAGATTGGTGGGATTGGCTTGTACCTCCTGTGGCAGCTGTATATAAAATTCAAGATGAACTTGGTGATAGTGAAATTAGTAATTTAAGATATGAAAATATTTTAGAAGAAGCTGATAAAATTGCATCTAGTTCAAAATATATTAAAAAAGCACCACCAAGAATTTCTGTAGGACCAACAGAAGCTGGGACAGGAACATATGCGTTTAAAAAATCTACAATTACTGTAAACCCTAGAGGAACGTCAAAAGGTAAATTGTATTTTAATGAAATCATCCCAATACTTAATAGTACAGATTATGGGGATTTTACTAAAATTTCTTCAGTATCAATTGGAGGAATAACTAAAACTGCTAAAGATAAGTTTAGGCTTGATGGATCTTTAGCAAATTCATTAGTTCAAGACTTAATAAGGGATTTTAATAGTGCAAAAAATCCAAAATCAGAATCAAAATTAAAAAACTTTACATTGGAGTCACATCCAATTGCAGCAAATAATTCTAGTTTAGGTGCAATAACAATTAAACCAAATAGGGAATGGATAAAAGATTATGTTGATGCTGCTGGTCTTACATCATCTATAAAACAAATGGCAAAAGAAGATTTAGATGATGATGATCTTTCAGATTCAGAAATTAAAAGTTGGTTCTCTACAAAATTAGCAAACAATGGAATTAACTTTTTTATTCCAGTGCAAGATTTAAAAAGATCATCTTTATATAGATCTTCATATGAATCTCCACTTGAAGCATATGTAAATTATGCAGGATCTTATACTTTAAATAATATTGGAGGAGATCCTAATGCAAGTTATAAAATAACTAAAAATAAAAATAATACAGGAGATTATAGTATAAAAGCTACATATCCATCTTATGATCCTAATACTAAAAAAACAAAGATGGAAACATATACTGCAACATCTTTATTACAACAAGGAAATTTAGCAGCTAATAGAGATAATTTCTTAGCATTCTTAAAACAAGTACAAGATGCTAATAATCAAATAAAAAATCAATACAAATAATAATGGCAAAAGAAGAAGAATACTTTAATCCATTAGATCCATTAGGTCCAGAGTTTGGTAAAATTAATCAACCAATAGCAGATACTAAAGGTTATACAGCTTTTGAAGGTAGCAGAGTTATGTTGCCTCAACCAAACATGCCTGTGGGTAATCAAATTGCATATTCAAACTTACCAAAACTTGAAAATTTAAATGCCCCAAATAATCAAATATATGATAATGTAGTAAGAACAAATATTAATAATCCAAGTATTCCTCAAAAAGCTTTTGATATAAATGAATATAATGATTCATTAAAAGGTTATTTGGATAATATGTTTCAATCTAACCAAGATTTAAATGACTATGCAAGAATATATTCATATGATGCAGGTTCAACAAATTTAAGTACTTTTTATAAAAGATATTCTGCCTATGGTCAAGAAAAATTTGATGAAGTTGGTTTTTCACCATTAAGAGACAATGATGCCAACTTTAATGCTAGGACAACAAGATGGGATGATTTTAGCAGAATGATGAGTAATTCTTTTGTGCCATTATTTACACAAGGATTTACATCTGGATTTAAAAGTTTTGGTAAAATTCTAAGGGGAGATTTTACATCTTCAAATAGAGAAGATGCAGAAGTATATGAAACAGCAGCTGCAATTGGTCAATCTACTAAAGGTGGTATAGGTGGATTTATGAATAATGCTGCTATGAATTTTAGTTATACAGCAGGTATTATTACTGAAGCAATAGCAGAAGAAACTCTAGGAGCAATCTTAGCAGCACCTACTGGAGGATCAAGTTTATTTACTACAACTGTAAATAATGCTAGAAAATTACCTTCTCTTTTAAAAGGAGTTAAAACTGGTTATCAAGGTGTTAGGCAAACACTAAACTTAACTAAAGAAATTAGCGGTGCAAGAAAAGTATATAATGCAATTAAAGAATCACAATTTCTTAAAGGAACATTGAATCAATTAAATCCATTGAATAACACAATGGGTGCTTTAAAACAAATAAGACAAGCAGATAACTTTACAAATCTTGGTAAAATTTATAAAACGGCAGGTGGTTTATATAGAGATTCTAGAAATATAAACATGGCTTTATCTGAAGCTAGGCTAGAGGGGGGAATGGTTCAAAATAAAATTTATGATGAACTTTATAGAGAAGCTTATAAAGCTAATGGCAATAAAGTACCAAGTGATAAAGAGCTTGCAGAAATTAGTAAACAAGCTGAGCAGGGAGGATATGAAACATTACTAGAGAATGTTGGAATTATTTATGCAACCAATGCTATTACTTTTAATAATATAACAGGCCCAAGAGGTGGGCTTAGAAATTTTATTAAATCTACTACAGATGATATTTATGAAATAGCTTCTAGAGAAGGTTCTAAAAACTTTGGTAAAATTGGTAAAGTAATATATAATAGAACTTCAAAGGCTTTTGAATTAGAAGCAAATAATTTAAAAACATGGGCTAAGGGATGGTTAAAAAATCCAATTCATAAATCTGTTGGTAAAACTGTAGGTTATTTTAAAGCAAATTTTTCAGAAGGTATTCAAGAAAACTTACAAGAGACTATTGCTCAAGCAAATGAAAAATATTTTATGGATTCTTACAATAGCCCTACATTAAAGTCTATGCTTTATTCTAGAGCTGCTATAAAAGGAATAAATAAAGGAAGGCTTGATTATTTTAGTGATGCATGGGCTCAACAAAATCCTTTTACAGCTCAAGGTTTTGAAACTTTTGCTTCTGGTTTTGCAATGGGTACAATGGCTGGTCCATTAAATTCAGCTGTTCCATTTTTAAGCAGAACTTATAATAGAATGTTTAATAAAGAAGAGTATACAAGATGGAAAGAAGCACAAACTACTGTTGCTCAAAATTTAGTTAATGAACTTAATAATACTAATTTAGAAACTTTTTTAAATGGTTATACTCAAAATTTAGGTGTTCAAGAAAAAGTAGCAGCTACTAAACAAAAAGGAACTAAAAAAGAAGCATTAGATGCTGAAACAGAAGCATATATATCACAAGTTCAATTATTAAAAAGAACAGGTACATTTGGTATTTTTTCTGAAAAATTAAAAGACTTACACAATTTAACAGATGATGAATTTGCTGAAGCTGTTGGTATAGAAAAAGATCAAGTTAATAAATATAGAGCAAGGGTAGATTCTTCCATTGAAAGATTAAATAAAATTAAAAATCTATACGAAAGAGTAGAAAGAAAAAATCCTAATCCAATTAATGTAAGTGATCTTAAGGAAGATGACCCGGAATACCAAGATAAATTAATATTATATCATGCATGGGAAACAGTTAATAGAAACATAGTTTTCTTTAATGAAACTTATGATGACATATTATATAGAAGATCGGAAATAAATAAAAAGTATAATAACAATAAAAAACTAAAAAATATAAGCAATAGAAAAAGAAATTTATTGTTTAACCCTATAAGACCTTTTAATGAAACTAAAGAAGCTATTGATGGAGTGGGTGTTCCAACCGGAGATATGCTAGAAGAAATTAATCTCTTAGAAAAAGAACTTGCTTTAGAAAAAGAAACTACAAAAAATCCAGCTAAGATACAAATGCTTCAAGAGCAAATTAATCTAACAAAAGATTATGCTGAACAATATAGAGCATTAGACATCTTCCAAAGAAGAGAAGAATATGTTGGTTTAATTAAAGAAAAACTAAAAGCAGAAACAGGAACTGAATATACCGATGAGCAAGTATTAAAGTACATGGAGGATGAATTTGGTGCTGTTAATGATACACAAAAAAGAGATGAGTTACTAAAAAATTTAAGAAACTCATATACTAATTATTTAAAAACACACGCAAAACAAAATGGTCAAGAAATTTTTAATGAAGATATAGATGAAACATGGGAGTTAATGAAAGACTACTATGACTTAGATATAGAAAAAACAAAAATTTCAAAATATGTTGATGTTTTAAATGATCCAATGGCTTTCTTAGAAGCTGTAAGGAGAAATAATGATTGGCTTAAAAAAGTTACTGCTAAAAAAATTGAGTACTATGAAAAAATTATCCGTGAAGAAATGGATAATATTAGAGCTAATGCTTTATTAAATGCTCTTGCAAATAAAGGTTTGTTCATAAGTACTGAGGACATGTTAAATTATTTTGCAGATGGAGTACCCCCAACTGAAATATATGATGATATAAATAAAAAAATATATCCTATTGGCTCAAAAGAATATTCTCAAATATATCAGGATTATTTTAAAAAGTATGAAGAGTTAAAAGAAGATTTAAATCCAAATAAATCAGAAATAATTGATGAAGCATATCAGCAACAAATAAATGCATTAGAGAAAGAAAAACAAGAAAAAATTGATGCGCTTCCTAAAGAAGATGTAGAGACACAAATAAACAATTTAGAGGGGAAAATATCATTAAAATCTTTATCACAAGAAATTCAAAATGATCAGTATGCTGAACTAAAAGTTTATCAAGAAAAAGGCTCCACTAATGATAGAGATGAAATAGAAAAAAAATTAGAAATAAATGGTGTTATTCCACAATATGGTGAATTTAGAGAAGCTATTTCTACACTTACTGAAATTTTAGAAGATGAAAATGGTAATACAAAACGTGGAAGAAAATTCATTGGTGATGAAGAAATAAAAGCTGCACAAGAAGAAGGAGTTACAGGAGAAACTGGAACTATGCCTGCAGCATCTAATACAAGCACAAGAACAATAAAAATTGGAAATAAAAACTATAAAGCTAGAGTAGAATTATATCCTGATGGTACAGCAACTTATAACATCAGTGAAGTTGATGCAGCTGGTCTTCCTTTAAAAACTTTGTCAGAAACTGAATATACTGAGCAAATAGATGATTCTATTACTTCTGAATTAGAAACCGTAACTGTATATAAAGACAAAGCTGGACAACTCAGATTAAAAAATGAAGAAGGAGATATTTTAGATAGTGAAGATACAACACAAAGATATTCTTCTGCAAGAATCTATATTATAGATAAAGTATCAGATCCAGTAGAGATTGAAAAAATTACTAACTTTTATAATGATAAAATAGAGGAAGTTAAGGAAGCATATGTAGCTTCAAAAGAAAATATGGAATTAGAGATTCCATATGAAGATGTTACTCCAGAGTCTAATTTAGATACTCCAGATCTTTCTGAATTTAAAGAAGAACTGTATAATAATTATCAAAAAGAATATGTTAATAAACTTAGTCCTTCTGAAAAAAATGCTCTACTAGAAGATGAAGATTTAAATAATAAAACATTTGAAGAATGGTACTCTAGACCAGAGAACAAAAAATACTTTGATGAGTATAATAATGCAAATAGGCCTGTGCTTTCTAAGCAAGAAACTATCATGAATATTAGGGGGGTAGAAGTAAATACTAATACAAAAACATTAGAGCAACTAATTGCATATAGAGATGATGTTAATAATCAAATTACTTCAAATAATGAGGAAATAAATTCTTTAGATCCTGAAACTGAAAAAGAACAAATTAAAAAGTACGAAGAAAAAAATAAAGAATTAAGTTTAAATTTAAAAAATTTAAATAATATTATTAGTGCTAGACAGTTTGCTAATTTTCCAGAAGAAATTAAATCTGCTGTAAGGAGTATACAAAAGATATTTAAAGCTCAAAGTAAAGTAGAAAAAGGAGTAGAACTTACTGAAGATGATGAAGTAACAGGATTAAAAAAGGGTCAAAAGGCATATAGAATAAACGGTAAGTTTCATAGAAGAACAACACAAGCTATACAAGATGTTATTGATGAAACATATGAATATCAAGGTCAAGAAGAAGTAGATACTATTTTTAAACAAACAATAGCTAAAAAAGGATTAAATCCTGCATCTATAAAAGAGTTTGTAGATAGATTACGTTCTCTTCCAGATACTGGTGAAGCAGCTCTCCCTGGAACTAATGATATATTCTTTAACAAACTTCAACAAGAACTTAATGCTCTGCCTAATATGACAGCTGAGCAAATTGAATTAGAAGGGCAAAAGAATGAAATTTTAACAAAAGCAAATAAAGAAAAGAATCTTGCTAAACAACAAGCTTTATTTGATCAGGCTGAAGAAATTCAAAATAAAATTGATGGTGCTTATACAGCTCCTGTTTCTGATAAGAAAGCTGAAGGAACTAATGCTAGAGGTACTACTTATAAAGGAGAAACAACTGAGAAAGATGGATTAAAAGTTACTGAGTATTCTGAGTTTAGACCTGATGGAAAAAGAATTTCTAAAGGTGGTAGAATAATGTTACCTTCAGAATTTATAGAAGAGTATAATATAACTGATCAAGATTATTTAGATAGTCTTGAAGGAGCTACAGAAATAAGAATATATCAAGTAAGAGTAGGAAAAGATGGTAAATCCGGTATAAGTATTCAAGGAACTTTCCCAGAAGGAAATGTAGAAATGGAAGTTGCTGGTGTAGAACTAGCTGCTTTAGAAGGTACAGCTCAACCAACTACTAAAGATAATTTTGATACAGCTACTAAGAAGAATACTACTAAGAATATAATAGATACATTTTTTGCAGAAAATACATATGAAGATAGTAGAATTGCTGGTAATTTCTTTGACTTAGCTAAAGACTATCTGGAGTCTGGTAAAAAACCAGAGTTTAATGAAGAAATAATTACAAGAGAAGCATATGATAGTTTAATAGAGTATTTAGATACCATTAAAAAAAGAGTGGACTCTGGGGAATTATACATAGTAGGTAGAGACCTTATTGTATATGATTCAGATATAGTTCATCAAGATGTTAAGAAAGATAGAATAGCTGGTGAAATTGACCTTATTTTAGTAGATAAAGATGGTATTTATGTAGTAGATATTAAGTCTGGAGAAACTAATAAATTTTTAAACTTTAATAATTTAAGCACAACTAATAAAAAGTTTACTAAGAGAAATGAGTATACACTTCAAACTGCTGCATATGCTACAATGTTAGAAAAAATGATAGATAGAAAAGTTGCTGGAATAGCAATGCTTCCTATCCAAAGAGAGTCTAACAAAAAAACTAATCAAGTAATTGAAGCTGGTAAACCTTTGTCTGGTCAGTTCTTTAATGAATTAGAGTATAAAGTAGATGAAGATGGAAAAATTGTAATAAACAAAAAAATAGATCCAAAAACCAAAAAACCATTTAATGAAAAACAATTTACTATAACTGGTAATAAATATAAGTTTGATTTCTTAGTTCCATTATATAGAGAGTCAGTTCAAGAAGAGATGGATAAACTCTTCCCCAAAAAATTAGGTGAACTTGAACCTGGTGGTAAAAGAGCAATAGCAAATAGAATTAACAATATTAGAGAAAGACTATCTGAAATAACTGATGAGTTAAGTGACATAAATGTTAAAAATCTAGCAATTATAAAAGTTTTAATTGGTAATGCAGTAAAACAAAATATATCTATTCCAAAAGATATTATTGAGCAATATGAATCTAAAAATAAAAACTTAAAACAGTATACTAGCAAAGAAAAAATTAAATCAGTAATAGACAAATACAAAAAGAATTTAAATTCTTCCGAAAAGAACTTAAAAGAACAATCAGATAAGTTAAGAAAAATTAAGTCTAATGTTTCATTTGATAATGTAGATAAATCAATATTTAATGAACAAAGTGATTTTATAAAAGAACAACTTGAATCTGATTCAAATTTTAAATATTATTTTGATCAACATAATAGTTTTTATAAAAATGCAGTAGATAGAAGTCCAACAGATAATCAAATTGTTGCTATTGAAACTATGAAAGAATCTGGTCTCTTAACAGATACAGATATATCAGATGCTGATATAAAATATTTGTCAATGGTTGAAGCATCAGAATTAATTCATGAGGGTGTAAAAAGAATTCAATATTTAAAAACATCAAGTGTTGAAAAATCTAAAGATTTTCGTGAGTATCAAAAAAATATATTTGATTTAATGAAAGCAACTAAAATAAATTCTAATGATGTTTCATTAGTACAATTATTTGAGGATGCTGAAAAAATTTCTAAAACAGGAAGAACTAAACAAGCTATTGATTTATTAAATATAAAATTAAATAACTTAAATTCAGAATATAATAAAGAATTTACTAGTGATGTTAGAAAAACTAAAATCTTAAAGGAAATATTAGACATTGAACAGTTTAAAGAGGCATTAATAGATACATATGAAATGCCTATAGATATAGTTGAGCAAGTACAAGAATCAGAAATTGTTGAAGAATTTATAGATGAATTTGATACAGATATTAATGTTGGTGATATAGTATATTCAAGAAAGAAAAATAATAATACACCATATAAAGTCAAAGAAAAAACTAAAGATTCTTATGTATTATCTCCTCCAAGAGGTAAGGCAATAACAGTTAAAATTGATACTTTTGCAGATAACTATATAACTAAAATAGAAATGGACTCAGGTAATATTACTCCACCTACTGTTGAAGTAACAGATACAGAAAAAGAAATACTTAACGAAAGTCAAGTTACTGTAAATAATTTCTTACAAAATCAAGATAGCAAAACTAAAGCTTATGAAAAGGGTATTAAAAATACTCCTGAAGAAAATAGAAAAAATTTATTGAATAAAACAAAAAACTGTTTATAATGATAACTTGTAGCATTAATGATGACGCTATTATAGCTGAACTATATTCTGATGTAAGTGGTTCAATGAACCAAGCTCTAAAATCAAATAGCACATTTGATGCTATGGATTATATGAAAAATCTTTTCAAAGATTTTTCTGAGCAAAGTTCACCAGAAGTTGCAGCAAAATTTCTACAGTCTATACCAAGAATAATTATTGATGTTAAAAATAATTTTTTTGAACAATTAAAATTAAAAGAAGGATTAAGATTAGATGCACTAGATGATTTAAATACAGAATTTAAAAATCCAGATACTGGTGTTGCATCAATCATTAATACCTTAAGTGATATTTCAGAGTTACAAGAAAAAAAAGATATAATAGAAAATGAACAAAAAAATGAAATAAGTTTAGATCAAAATCCTTCAATTGAACCGCCAGTTGTAAGACTACCAGAAAGGTTTAGTACACTAAGTGCCTATGGTGGTACTTCTCAAGCATATGTAAAATTAGATCCAAATAAGAAAGAAAAGAATCCTTTTTTATCAATTGAAGATCTTAACCAAGAACTTACATATATGGTTAAGACTTTTGATAGAATAAAAGAAATACAGAATACTACAAATCCATTAAATGGAATAGTATATCAAGGAAAAAGATTAGTGTTTAAAGCTATCACATTAAGTGCGTATGCAACACCTCAGAATTTAAAATATCTTGATAAATCTACACAAAGTGAAATAGATAAGTCTAATGCTATAGTTGATAGAAATTTAAAAGTTTCTGAAGACATTAAACAAGCTAATCAAAGAGTAATATTATTAATTAGTGATGATAAAGGAAATACTCTTTACTTTGATGAAGAGGGTAATATAACAACAGCAGAACTTGGTAAACCAGTGTATCAGTTTATGAGAACCATAAGAGAAAAAAATGGTGAATATTCTGCTACCAATATGTACAATACTGAAGACTTATTAATATCTGTTGAAGCTTTTGTTGAGAATACCTACAATCCAGAAATAGATGGAACAAAAGAAGAATATACAAAACTTGTAAGAGAACAAAGAAATAAGGATCTTGAAGAACTGTATACAATTCAAAATGAAATATTAAATGGAGAAACCAAAATTTTACCAATAACAAATGTTACAAATGGTGTTCCCACTAATTTATCAGCTACAAAAATATATTTAAATGATTTAATAAATCTTCCATCTTTTAAAGATAAAGTATCTGAAATTTTAAAGAGTATTTATACAATTCCATTTGATCAAAAAAACTTTAAAAGTGGATCAGCATTTATAAAAATTAATGGTAATGACTTTTTTATAAATAGACCACTTATCACTGATGACTTAGCATTAGAAATTGCAGAGGTATTGACTAATAAAAATATCAAGAATGAGGATAAAAAAGAATATACCAATCAGTTTTTTGAAGGATTTGATTTAGGAAGAACTAGTAAACAGTATGATTTATTTTATAGTAAAGATGGTAAATCAATTTACTTTAACTTATATGATGGTTTTGGAAAAGATGCAAAGAAACTTGATGTAAAAATAAAATTAGATCAAGAGGCTCTTAAAAAAGCTGGAGATGAAGTAATAAATAAATACAAAGAGTATATAGTAGAATATCTTACACAAAAAGGATTAAAGAAAAATTCTAATAGAACACAAATTATTTTTAAAAATACAGCTTTAGCAAGTGGTGTTTATATGAGATTAAACACAGAACGTACAGGCTTTAATAGAAATGCAGATTATTTTGATTTTATAAAAGGTCTAAAGTCAGATATAGAGCTTACAAATGCAGATCCAGGATTTTATAATTATGTAGTCAATTTTACTACAGATAATAGCTCATTTGGTAAAGAGATTTTAAAAGAGCAAGATCCTTTTGATGAAGACTTTGCTCCACCAAAACCAACAGTATATGAAGAGGAAGCATATAGAATAGTAAATACTGCAACATCAGATGCATACAAATCTACTATTGACCAAGCAAATCCTTACGATAGTTTTTTAATTACTAAATATTTTATTGAAGAGATAACAAATAACTATAGTAAAAATCAAACTAGGGAATTTGCTGAAGATATATTTAAATTACTTTCAGAGGGATATAATTCAGTTTTAAATCAAAATCAAAAAGATTTAATTTTAAAAGAAATTAATAAAACTAAATTTTCTCAAAAAACAGCTTCTGAAAAAACTAATCCTCCTATAGAAGAACAGATAAGTGAGGGTATTGCTTCTAAAAATAATTCTCCAGAGAATAATACTCCAGTAAATGATATATTTAAAGAAGAAAAAATATCTGAAAAAAATAAAAAGTATTTTGAAAGGTCAGGCATAAAGCCAGAATTTATTAGTCCACTAAAAGTTAGACAAGCTAAGAGTTGGTGGAATAGTAAAGAGATGGAGCCAATGAGAAAACTCATTGAGTTTGGTCATATGGCAAACATTGTAAACTCAGATGTATATGCAAGATTTATTGTAGCAGGTGCTACTCTTGCTGATACAAGTATTATGGGTAGGTTAGAGGTTAATAAAAAGATGGGTAGTATATATCAAAACCTTACTATTTATCATGAAGCATGGCACGTATTCTCCCAGTTGTTTTTAACTAAACAACAAAAGTTAGATTTATACAATGAGCTCAAGAACTACAAAGATGCTAAAGGAAATACTCCTTATAGTAAAATGAGCTTTAGAGAATTAGAAGAAATGCTTGCAGAAGATTTCCGTAACTATGTTAAAACAGGAAAAGCAAAACAAGCAGCTCCAAAAAGAAATACTTTATTTAGAAAAATAGTTGAGTTCTTAAAACAACTATTTGGTAAGGTGCTTAAGAAGTTTAAAAAACAAGATACAGTTATAAATAGTCTTAACTCGCCAATGGCTCAAAGATTATTTAATGAACTATATATTGGAGACTTTAATAAGTACTCTCCAAGTATTGATAATCAAATGTTTACTCAATTAGATAGAGGACCAAGACAGGTTGAATATCCATCACAAGATGCACTATCTCCTGGGGATGGTCTATTAATTTCTAATTCTATTGACAATTTTTTTGCTGAAAAAATAAATGAGCTTCAAGAAGAAAGTAAAAGTGTTGGCGTAAGTCTTTCAGCACTCATGAATCCAAAATATAAATCATATTTATACAAGGATGCTAAAGAAAGATTTGAAGAAATTTTAAGACAAGAGGAAGCTAAACTTAAAACACTAGAGGGTGTTAAAGATTTTAATGAGTTAAAGACATTAGAAGAGATAGAAAGCAATGCTATTGCTATAATGAAAGCTTCTGATGGAAAAAATAAATACTTCTTTTTAACATCACAAGTTAGGGACTTTAATAACTTATTACCATCTACAAAAAGAGGAGAAAGAGTAAGAGGAGAGGATTATAAAGATAGTGTTAGAATAGTTGGTGATTTTTACAAACATGGAACAATAAAAAAGAATGGAAGAAATATAGACATTGTTCTAGTTACAAGACCACAAGATGCACAAACTCAATTTGATAATTATAAAAAAGCTAAGGCTAAAGTTTTTACTGAACTCATAAAACAACCTGTCTTAGATAAAGTAGAGATTGATCAAGATCAAGAAACTATTAGAGATAATGTAAGAATATTACAAACTACATTAAAAAACTGGGGTGATGAAAAAAGTGGTATAATAAAATACCATATGGAAAATACAGCTTATGAAGTATCTAGAAAAAAATATGCTGTTGAAGATGATTCAGTTATTCAAAATAAAGATCAAGAATTAGATGAAAATGGAGAACTAGTTGATGAAGAAGAAAACAAAGGAGGTCTAGAGCAGAATAATGAAAAAACTGGAAAACAATCTTTACAACAAACAATGAGTAAACAAACAATATTTGTTTTAAAAACATTATTGAAAGTAGATTCAGAAGGTAATTTTGTAAAAGATAGATTTGGAATTATAGAGAGAGCAGAATTTAGTAAAACTTTTGCTATAGTTGCTAAAACAATAGGGGGTATAAGAGATAGAAATGAAGCATATACAAGGTTAAAAGAAGAATCAGAAAAGTTTCCAGAATTAAAACAGTTATTTAAATATAAATTTCCTGATCCTAATAAATCAGGAGCTGAAGTTAATACATTTGAATTTGATTTAGCAAGAGGATTTTTTCAAGACTTTGCAAAACCTCAGATTGATTACCAACAACTTTATGCATACTATAGAGAAGATGATAAAGAATTAGACTTTATAGTTAAAAAATCAGATCTTGCAGTTGATAATGTTGTAACTAAGTGGATTAATACTTTTGAGACACTTAAGAAAAGTAAATATGTAAATGTTTCAAGAGATAACATTAGATCTTTAAACTTATCTGAGGTTGTAAAAGATTTTAAGGATAGTAAAAGTGATACTTTAAACTTAAATAAACAAATACAATTTGCAAAAATATTGGGTATTGAATTACAGGACAATGACAATATTAAAAAAGAGTTAGATAAACCTACTAGCGTTAGTTATTATGGTTTAGCATATATCTATGATATTCTTAAAAAAGTAAATCAACTAGATATTTTAGAGTCTAATGGTGAAACAATAACTGAAGAACAAAAACTTTTACTTAATAATTTTAAGAAAAATCCTTTAAAAGTTTTATCTGTTGGCTTCTCAGAATCTGTATTAGATAAAAGTAAAAAAGGTAAAGTAAGCGAACTTACACAGCTTAAAAGGTTAGCTGAACTACAAATAATGTATGGTTATGATAGTTCAAGTACTGCTATAATTAGATCTAATCAAACCGTTGGTTATAAGGAAGTTAACTGGAGTTCACTTCATGCTGCAGCATATGCATTAAACCAAGTTCAATATATGCATCAACTTTGGACAGATCCAAGATATAACAGTATGTCTCATCTTAATCCAGAAATAAATACTCATGTTAGACACCTTAAAATAATGTCAACATTATTCAATTTTGAAAATAAAGGTGAGAAAAAGAAAAATAAAAGTTTAGAAGTATTTGCTCAAGATGGATTTGCATTTACAGATTATTTTGGAAATAATTCTGGAAATGTCACAACTGATCTAGACCCTCTATCTAAATTTATATTTGAATTCCATAGTTTTAGTTTAGCAGGTGTAGCTGAACTTCCAAGAACTTCTGATAAAAAGTTTTCATATGGAGTTAAAATTAATGGTGGTATAGACCAAGCAAGATTAGGTTTTGATGCTTCTGAATCAGATAAAAATTTATATATAAATACTAATAAATTTTTAACAGAAGAAGGTGAGCAAATTGCAAGAGTAGGATACTTGTATGGCTATATCCAAGGAGAGTATGACAGAATTAAAAAGTTTAGAGGCCCAGATAAAGATAAATATCTTAGAATTAAAGGATATAATAATAGAGTTATTGAAAACGGTAAAGAACTTTATTCTGGAGAAACTTTTGTAGCATTCAAAGGAATGTTAAGTCAGAATACAAAAAATAAATTGTATGAACTTGCAGACCAACAATCTGATATTGATATATTAAGTTATGTCAAAGAAGTGGATAAAGAGCTTGGTACAATGATTAAGAATGATATAAAAAAATACTTTGATGAAATTTTGTCAGATATAAAATCCTTATACTTTAATAACATACCTTATATATCTAAATCTCTATTTGAAAAAGTTGGTATTAAAAGAGAAGACTTGTCTGGTGATGCTCTTAAACAATTTCAAAAAGATAATAAATTAGTTAATGCATTGCTTAAATCATATATGTTTAATGATTTCATACACAAATATGAGACAAGTATTATATTATTTGGGGATCATGCACAATGGGATCACGGCAAACAAGACTGGTCAAAAAGAATTCCTGGCCTTACATCAGATGGTATTGGGTTTATGTTTGATGAACAAACACAAAGCTTTATAAATGATGTATTTAATAAAGAAACATATGCTTCTAAACTAACTGAAAAAGAAGGTATTAATTATGATAACTTTGTTTTTTCTGAGAAACTTAATTCAGCAGTTATTGAAGATCCAGTAAGAGAATCAATATATATTAAAGAATATCAAAAACTTTGGGAAAAAGATTATCTAAAAAGATTTAGTCCAGAAGTTGCAAAAGAAAAAGCAGCAGCAGATGCTGAGTTATATAAAAAAATGAAAGAATCAGATGGTATGGCATATGTTACACTTGATGCATACCGGACACTCAAGAAAACAGGAAGAGGTTGGAGCTTGGCTGAAGAAGCATTGTATCAAAAAATAATTAATAATGAAACAATTACATCAAAAGATATAGATCAGTTTTATTCAATCTATAAACTGCATTATTTTGGAACAATTGAAAATGATGTTTTACCCGTAAGAGGAATGTATAAATTTTCTGTTATTCCACTTATCCCTGGTGTAAATGCAGTAGCTGGTTCTGAGCTTGAAAAACTTCATAAGCTAATGTTAAAACAAAATATTCAACTTGTAACATTTGGTTCAGGATCAAAAGGTGCTTATTTAACTTCAGATGGAAAAACTGATAATGTTTTTTCAGATAAAGAAATGAAGTTTGTAAATACAGAAGTTAATGATGAAGGTGAGAATATATTTAAGTTTACAAATAATCCAATTTATTTAGCTAATCTTAAAGAGGTAACAGTGATGAATGACTCCTATAAGGGTGAACTTCAAATTGCTACACAAACAAGAGCTATTATAATAGACAACTTATTTGAAGATGGAGAATTAAAAAATTCAAATAATAAAGCTGTTGTAGATGAATATTCTAATACAATTAAAGAATACTCAAAATTATTAAAAGAAGATCTACTAAATGGTTTAGGTATTGAGTTAATAGATGGTAGAGTAATTGGTGATTTTACAAAGTTTGTTGAAATAATTAGAAGTGAACTTACAGAAAGAGATACACCACAACATTTAATAAAATTAATTAATACAGATAATGACGGAAAACTTGCAATGGATTTATCATTGCATCCTGAATCAGATAGTATTGAAAAATTACTTGTAAGTTTAATACAAAGAGGGGTTGTTAAACAAAAAACTAAAGGTGAGCCATTAGTTCAATCTCCAGCAACATTTACAAATGGTATTTGGGATTCTCCTTACATAGGTCTTACTGAATTAAAAGAAATTCAAAAACTTTTAGGTACTAATACTCTTCCTTTTTATTTAATAAATGGAGAGACTAGATCTGAAGAAATGAAAGTTGCAATTGCTTTACAAGGAGACTTTAGAAATTTACTTAATGCAAAAGATTTAGATGGAAATAAGATTGAAACAATTGAAAGATTAAATCAATTAATTAAAAATCCTGAATGGTTTGCAAAAAATAAAAAATCACTTACACTATTTGGACCTAGAATTCCTAATGATGCTCACAATACTATTGAAGCAGCTACAGTCTGGCATTTCTTACCAGAGTCATTTGGTAATACTATTATCACACCAACTGAAATTGTAGCAAAAGCAGGGTCAGATTTTGATGGGGATAAATTATTTATGTCTATGCCTAACATAGATTCTGAAGGAAACTATATTGACAAAGGAGTAGAAAATTTTTATAAAGTTTTAGAAGAGACTAAAGAACTTGAGAAGAAAAACAAACTTCCTGAAGGTAGACTTACATCTAGACAGTTAATTAATTTACAGAAAAAATATTTACAGAACAAGTACTTACAAGCATCTGTAGAAATATTAATGCTTCCTGAAAATGCAGTAACATTAATCAAACCTAATGGTACATATTTAATGGATAGGTATGAGGAAAACGTTACTGCAAATAGAACAGGTTATGATAAGTTTAAAAATGTTGATAATAGACCTTCTGATGTAAATACAAAAGGTGAAAAAATTCCAAGTCCAACAAGCCACTTTACTATTGGATATAATTTATATGTTCATGAAGCTAATTTATCTCTTGAACCTTCATTAGGTATTTTAGCTAAATTGACTAAATCAATTCCATTATATAAAGCTGCTGGTGCAAAAATGCCAGCAAGATATAGAATCTCAGATACATTAAAAGTACCATTAAAAGTAAGATTTGATGTTAATACTACAGTAAATTCTAATAATGAAGAAGTAGTTTCAGTTGGTGCTGAAAATAATGTAGCCGGAGAAAACATATCTGATACAACATCTCACTCTTTACAAGGAGTATTGGATAGAGCTAAGGCAACATTCCCTTTTGAATTAAAATTAGTCCCTGAAGCAATGACAGTTTATGGTTATTTAACCAGAGCTGGTATGGATCAGGAAGACATAGTTTATTTACTTAATCAACCACTAGTTGCAAAGTATTTAAATATGCAAAAGATGAATAATTCATCTATTAATAATGCATTGTTTGGTTCTAAAAAAGATTTTGAAATTAAAAATGAGATAATTTTAGATGTATTAAATTCTCAATTAAATGAGGATCAAATAAAAAAATTAATAGCTGATGTTAGTAATGATAAGTTATCAGCAACGTTAAAATCTTTACCCGAAGATTTGAAAATTACTGTTACTATAGGTAAAAATATAGAAAACACAACTGTAAAAGATTTAAGAAATTCTTTAAACACAAAAAAGATAAACCCTAATTTAATATCCGGAATCAGATCAGCTGATGAAGAAAGTACTAAAATTTACAATAGAATATTAGGTGCAAATTGGTTGTCTCATAAAGAAAATTTATATTTTTTAATTGAAAAATTAGCAAAAGTTAATCTTACAAATAAAGATAAAATTACTAAATCTGATTTATATAGTGTTCTAAATATTCAGGATGCGTCAAGTAGTAAAGCTCTTTTAATTTTCTTGCATTATTTAGAATTAGAAAATCAATACTCAAGAATGAGTGACTTTGAACAAGCATTTTCTCCAGATACATCTAAACTAACAACAGTACAAGAAGCAAAAGATAGAAAAAATGTATTAAAAACTTTTGAAAAAGATGAAGAAATAGATCAAGACTTTGTAAAATATATGACAAAGCAGTCTGTTATATCTTCATTAATGTTTGATGACTTAACAATTGATTTGGTTACTCCCCTATTTGAAATAAAACTTAATGAAAAAATAACTAGCTTCTTAAAAAGAGGTATTGATAATACAAGAGCTGAAATTATTTTAAAATATGGTAGAGGTGCTGATGGAAGAGCTAATTTCACAAGAGCTTTTGGTAATAATCTAATTAACTATATATATCAAAATTATCAAACAAACTTTTATGATGAAAGTGGTAAACTATCTAATTTACCACAAAGCACTGATAAAAAAACAATTGAAATAAATAATGATATAAATACTCCTGTATTAGTTCAAGAAGATAAAATTATAGTAAATACAAGACTTATTGAATTTGATTATGCTACTAAAAACTATTTAGAAAATAGGAATCCAGAAACATCATATGAAGGTAGGGGGTATGATACATTTAAATTGGGTCAAGATCCTTTTATAAGTTTAAGATCATTTTACAGATATAATATAGAAAGAGCAATACTAGAAAGTAAAAATAGTATAGATACTCTTAGTAATGATGATTACTTTATTAGTCTTGTTGCTAAAAATGACGGTAATGCGGAAAATGCATATAAACAATATATATCTGAAAGAGCATTACTAAATAGTTATAACCCTATGTATATCATGGGTAAAACTAAATATAGTTATAGAGATAATATCCTAGAGCTTCTTAATTCATTAGAAAACTACCCGGCATTATTTGAAAAATTCACTATACTATCTCAGATATCTCCACAAAGAAATAGAGATGGTTATAAAATTATAAGACTAAATAATAGAAATGATATAAAGGGTGCTTTAGCTCAAGAGTATTTTAATCAAATAAGACAGTTGGGGGATTACTCTATACAAAAATTAGATAATCCTAAAAATGATCCATTGATTGCTTCTAAAGATAAAAGAATCAGTGATCTATTCAATGTGTTTTCATTGATGATGTATTATCAACATGGTATTGGAAAGACCACAACAGGCTTTGTAAAAGGACTAGATTCTACACAATATAAATCTTTAATGCAAGATATCACTCCTGCATTTATGAGTAACTATATTGAAACTAATGAAAAGTTTGACAACTTATATGTTTCTGATTTAGTCCTTGCTACTATTTTTAATAAAACTTTAGAGGCTTCTAATTTTAATATTTTTGCAAGTCCTCGTAATATTTATTATAATAGTGACATGGAGCAAATAGCCACGCAAGTGGATATAGAACTTCAAAAAGCAGGGGAAGAAGAGTTTGATATAAATGAAGGAAAACAAAGTATACCTGAAGAATTTAAAAGAGGAGACAGACTTATCTTAGATGAAGATGTTAAACTTTATAATTCAGTATTAATAAAAAATAATGGTGTTAAACCTAAAAGATGGACAACACCAAATACTAAGTTTTCTGAATTCTATAATGGGAGACAACAAGGTATGCCAAATAGTACAGCTTGGTTATTGAATGACAATAACTTGTATGACATGGTGGAGATAGGTGCAGACTCAGATATGGCAGGTACAGTATACTATGAAAATGTAGATCTAGAAACAGGATACCAAATGTTTAAGGAGGGTGAAGGTCCTACTCAACCTAGTGTAAGAAAAACATATTCCGGAAAAGTAACTAGCTTACAACCTAATCAAATATTTGTATTTGGTAGTAATCCAGAAGGTAGACATGGTGCAGGTGCAGCTAAATATGCTAAGGATAATTTTGGAGCAGTATATGGTCAAGGGGAAGGATTACAAGGTCAATCATATGCCTTACCAACTAAAGATTTAAGAATTAAAACTAATAATAGTTTACGTTCTATATCAGCTGAGGATATAACTAAAAACATTAAAAAACTATATGAAGTAGCCAGACAAAACCCAGCTAAAGAATTTTTAGTGTCTGATTATTCTGAGAGCAATCTTAATGGTTATACTGGTCAAGAAATGGCAGATATGTTTAGTGCTGCTGGACCCATACCTTCTAACATAGTTTTTAATGAAAACTTTGATAAATTAATTGCTACTCAACCTACTACAGCTACTACAAACAATCCAGCAGAGTTTACTAATCATTCTGGTGGTGCTTATGGTGGAGATACTTTCTGGGATATAATTGGTAGAGAGTTTGGGGTCACTAATCATATGCATTATAAAGATGCTGGTAATACTAACCTATCTCAAAAACTTAGAAATGCAGGTGTTAAAGCTACTGTTCTTACTAAAGAACAAATGGATGCTGCAAGAGATGAAGTAGAAAGATTACTTGGAGAAAGATATCCAGATACTATTCCAGGCAATCTTAAAGTAAGAAATTACTATCAAGTTGCTAATGCAGATGCTGTTTTTGCTATAGCAGAGCTGAATGGAGATTCTAGATTTAATACAGGTTCTGTATTTGGGGGTACAAATGTAGCAGTTCAATTAGGTATTAAATTAAATAAGCCTGTTTATGTTTGGGATATATCAAGCAAAAACTGGCATAAATATAATCCAAGCACTAAAGAATTTGAGCTTACAGATACTCCAATACTTACTAAAAACTTTGCTGGTGTAGGCTCTAGAGATATAGAATCTTACAATGTACAAAAAGAAGATAAGTGGGTTCCAAGAGAACAATACAAAGGTAAAGAAGTAGAAGAGGCAGCTAAACAAGCTATTAGAGATGTGTATGCTAATACATTTAAAGCTACTAATCAACAACAAGGTAGTGTTAAAGAAGGTGTAATGTCTATAAAAGATGTTTTAAAAGAATATACTTTAGATGAATTAAAACAAGGAGTTAATTTAAGGTCATTACAAGATAAAGTGTTAAAAGGTGATGAAGAAACTATTAAAACTGCATACAATTATTTAAAAGCAAATGAAAAGGTAGAGTTATTAAAAAAAGAGTATGATAATACAGTAGAAAAAAATAAGGAAATTACTAGAAATATCAATAGTCTAACTCAAAGAATTAATAATACTATACCAACAAAAGTTGGTGATATACTAAATGTTTATAATAATGAAAATGCTTCTGATTATAAAGTTAAAGTATTGGAAATAACTAGAAACAAGAACCATGCTATTTTAAAAGTAATAACAGCAAAGAAAAAAGAATATACAATAAGAGTTGAAAGTGATGGTAGTACAAAGAGTGGACAAATTGATAATTTTGTATTTGAGACTAGTGGAGAGAATGTAGATAAGCTGAGAGCTGAAAAAGAAAATCTAAAAAGTCAATTAGTTTCTGTTAAAAACTACTTTGATTATAACAGTGCATTTTCAGAGTCATGGAAAGATTATTTTACTCCTACTCAGCCATCTACTAGTGTTAAAGAAGGTGTATCAGAACTATTTGAATCTAATCCTGAGTTAGCTAAAATAGGTACACCTCAACAGTATTCTCAATATCTGTCTACTATATTTCCAGATAGTGTTGTAAGAGAAATCTTATATCACATGACTTCTGATTCTGGTAAAAAAGGTATAGAAGAAAAAGGTAGATTTTTAAAACCAGGAGAACCAGGTTATCAAAAAAGTGATTATGTCACTACAGGTGGTATATATTTTACAGATAATAATATCTATGATGAAGAAACACAAATGTATGGTTCTCCCATATCTGGAGCTTTTGGTAGTGCTTTTATATCTGCAATTTTAAATATTAAAAATCCTTTGATTGATCTAACCAAGAGTTTTGGAGATATATCCAAAGTAGATTTAAAAGGCTATGATGGTTTTGTTGGAACAAATGAGTCAAAAGAAATAGGTGTGCTGGAGCCAGACCAAATACACATATTAGGAAGTAAACAAGATATAGAAGGATTTAAAGAGTTTGTATCTACTCAACCTACTGGACCAGTAAAGGATGGTGGTTCTGAATCTTCTATAAATACTGATATGGAAGAGTATCAAAAACTAGTGGAAGCATCTAATGGAGTTCAACCAAAATCATTTACAGTAGGTACAAGAACTTGGAATCTTAATAAGTTTGGTAATTATGATTGGTCAGATCCAACTACTAATCAAATCTACATGAGAAATGTTGATATGGAAACTGGTAAGTCAGTCCCAGAACCATTAAGAGAAGAACCTGTAAATCCAAAGTTAATAGAAGCTAATTTAAATTGGATAAATACAAATAAAAAATTACTAGATTTAGATAATAAA